AGAATCCGTGGCATCAACAGTAAGATCAGAGGCGGAGAAGTTCAACACACAGGTGTTGTACCATTCCTTAAAAAGTTTGAATCGACTGTCCGGTGTTGTACACAAAATGGAATACGAGGTGGCTCAGCGACTGTCCACTTCCCAATCTGGCACCAAGAAATCGAAGACATCATTGTCCTGAAGAATAATAAAGGCACAGAAGACAACCGCGTAAGGAAACTTGATTACTCCATCCAAATTTCAAAACTTTTTTACGAACGTTTCATCCAGGATGGAGAAATTAGCCTCTTCTCACCGCATGACACGCCAGGTCTCTATGATGCTTTTGGCACTGATAAGTTTGACGACTTATATGTGGGTTACGAACGAGATGAGTTTATTCCTAGAAAGACTGTCGGGGCACAAAAACTGATCCTTGATCTGTTAAAAGAACGTGCAGAAACTGGTCGTTTGTATATCATGAATATCGACCACTGTAACTCTCACTCCTCATTCAAGGACAAAGTAGAGATGAGTAACCTGTGTCAGGAGATCACTCTTCCTACGTATCCTCTTCAGCACATTGATGATGAGTTTGCAGAGATTGCACTGTGTATTTTGTCTGCCATCAATGTTGGTAAAGTGAAGTCTGATGATGAACTTGAGGACCTTTGTGATCTTGCAGTTCGTGGTCTTGAAGAACTGATTGATTATCAAGATTATCCTATCAATGCCGCAGAAATTGCCACTAAGGCACGTCGTTCCCTTGGTATTGGGTTCATTGGTTTGGCTCACTATCTTGCTAAACTTGGGTACAACTATGACTCCCAAGAGGCATGGGATGCAGTTCATGGTCTTTCTGAGTCCTTCCAGTATTATCTACTGAAAGCATCCAACCAACTTGCTAAAGAGAAAGGTCACTGCGAATATTTTGGTCGCACTAAATATGCTGAGGGTATCCTTCCAATTGATACCTATAAAAAAGATGTTGATGAGATCAGTAGTCAGAAGTTAGCGCATGATTGGGAAGGTCTTAGAGCATCTATCTTGGAATCAGGTCTACGGCACTCAACACTGTCCGCACAGATGCCTTCAGAGAGCAGTTCCGTTGTGTCAAATGCCACCAACGGAATTGAGCCACCCCGTGATTTCTTGTCCATTAAGAAGAGTAAGAAGGGACCGCTTAAGCAAGTTGTTCCATCTTACGGTTCTCTCAAGAACAACTATACTCTTCTCTGGGATATGCCTAACAATCGGGGTTATATTAATGTGGTCGCAGTCATGCAGAAGTTCTTTGATCAGGCAATCAGTGGAAACTGGTCCTACAATCCAGAGAACTATCCCGATAATGAAGTCCCTGTGTCCGTGATGGCACAAGACTTTTTGACTACATATAAGTACGGTTGGAAGACCAGTTACTATCAAAATACTCATGACATGAAGAGTGATGAGGTTAAGGAGGAATCCACGGAAAATTTAGAAAATCTGTTAACCCAATTAGAACAAGCCGAGGAGGGAGAGTGTGAATCCTGTGCAATTTAAAGTTTCATCTACTGATGAAAGAGTCACAAAAGTTAAAGGAATGACCGTATTTAATACGGAACAAGTTAATACTAAAAAGCAACCGATGTTCTTCGGTAAACCTTTAGGGATTCAAAGATACGATTCATACAAATACCCAGTCTTTGACAAACTGACAACTCAACAACTGGGTTACTTCTGGAGACCAGAAGAAGTTTCACTACAGAAAGACCGTGGGGATTATCAAACACTTCGTC